CAGCGAGGCGCCGCCTTGATCAACTGCAACAGAATCCGTATCTGCCGCAGGGGCCGCGGGCTCTAGTTGATCCACGGTCTCGCCCTCTAGGAGGGCGCTGATCGAACCCACTGAGATCGTGCCGGAGGTTAGCACGAGTCCGGACCCGACGTTCACCGTCTCTGGGCCACCGGCTCCAAGCGACACGCGGCCGAGAAGGCTGCCTGTGGGCGTCACGATGGCGGGCTGCTGGCCCGCAAGCAGGGCCGCGTAGGTCACTGAATTGGTGCCATTGCCCTGATCTATGGGCAGTGTATCGGTGGCCGACAAAGGCCCGGCCACGGGTAGCTTGGCAATGGTGGGCATGGAAGAACCCTTCAGGGCTAATCGTGAGCACGATATTGAGCCGGTGCCGCATCGAGTGTTTAGGCGATTGCAACCCAGCCAGTTGCGCCCGTTCCGGTCTGCTTGATCCAGAAGACGCTGCCTGCAGTCCCTGTTAGGTTCCGGTAATCTGACCCTGGTGCTGCTGTCACCACGCCTTGAGGCGTCCCGCTGCCGACCATTGTGGTGCACCCAGTGGCTTGGCTATCATTGACCCAGCGCACTGCCCCGGTACCGGAAGGATGTATCCGAACGTCACCGGTGAGGTTGGTCAGCGTCACGCTGCCATCGCTTCCGGGCTGTATGTAATCCGTCTGCTGGTAGCGGCTGGCGTACCAGCCAGCATTCAGCCCGACCCATTCGATTTCCGAGTTGGCGGGGGTCGTGATTGCAACGCTCGAGCCAGTCGCCTGGCTAGGCTTGGTCCCGGCCACAGCCCATTGCACTGGCACGGCACAGAAGACGCGAAGGCGACGGTTCGGCGGCACCGGAATGCCAATGAAAGCATTGGCCGTGGCGCCGGAGCCGCCGCCGCCGCTCAAGGTTACGGTCGGTGCGGAGGTGTATCCCGATCCAAGCGACCCCATGCGGAAGCCGATGACTGCGCCATTTGTGATGAAGGCGGTCGCGGTCGCGCCGGAGCCGCCGCCGCCGCTGAAATTGACCGTCGGAGCGCTGGTATAGCCGCTACCACCTGCTGTGAGCGTCAAGAAGGTGACGTATTGTGCGTAGTTGTTCGCGTTGAGCGATCGGATGCTCTGCACTGCCCCAGCATTGCTCTGGATTGAAACGCCATCGATAACGTCCGGAAAGATGAGGCTGTTCAGTCCGGAAAAGGGACCGGTGCCCGGAACATAAGGATTGTAGTAAAACATCGCGGGCAGACCGTTGAGCAGATTGCCCTCGATCGTCACTGTGTTTGTTCTCGGCAGCAGGCACAGGCTGATATCGCCACCAGGTGCCGTGATGAAGTTATTCCGTGCTACCTGCACGTTCTGCGGTCCGTCGATGAGGAGAATGCCGCCCCCGCCCAACGGCATGTCGATCGTGTTCCCGGTGATGGAGACGTCGACGGAGGGAACACCGATCGGCGAGCCGCCAGCATTGGTCTCATTATTGTAGATGACTATCGCATAGTAGCTGGTATTGGCGATGGAGTTGTTCGTGATCCGCGGCTCCTGTGCACCTCCCGCATTGATACCGATGCGCGAGGTCGTTACCAGGTTGCCCGATATTGTGGTGAAGTTGGCGGCTCCGGCGTCAATCGCGAAGCCCTGATGATTGGTGACGATATTGTTCGTGATCGAGCTTGCCCAGGAATTCGCGAGAATGCCGCCATTGTTCGGGTTCGAGCCACCGTTGTTGTAGACGACATTACCGTGCACAAGAATGTTGTAGCCCTGGGAGACAATGCCGTATTCTGTATTGTCGTGGCAGATATTGCTAGCGACAAGACATATGAACGCATCCGCCGTCTCATTGGTGATAGTCGCTGGTACCGCGTAGGACGTCGCGTAATCCCCAATGACGATACCGATCTGGTTGTTCCAGCATTGGTTGCCGACGACCGTCGTCAGACGTGTCTTGACGACATGGCTCGGGTCTATGTAGTCGACGTATAGGCCGGCGACCGTATTGTCATGCAGGTGGCAGGTGCTGACCGTCAACCCATCGGCGGCGACGCAGCTGATGCCGTTGGCGTTGCCGTAGGCTTCGCAGCCGATCACCGCGTGTCGCGCGAAAACGGGATCCGAGGTGGTGAAGACCAACCCGTCCCCCGCCACCGCATTCGTGAAGGCGCACTGCTCAAAGGTGGAGCGGAGACAGCTTGCGGCAACTGTGATCCCGTTGAACGGCCCGGTCACGCTCGTGTTGGCGTCGAAGATGATGCCTTCCACATAGATAAGCGAGGCCGTCAGCGTGATCCAGCTGGAGCCGGTGCTCTGCGTCAGCCGCCGGACGGTGGTTTGCCCCGGCACGCCGATGAGCGTAACGCATGTCGCGCTGGTCAGTGCGAGTGGGCCGTTGAGGATATAGGTCTTGGGACCGAGGCGGATGGGCAGCTTGGCGGCAATCGCCGCCTGGAAGGCCGCACTGTCATTCGTGACGCCATCTCCGGCCGCACCGAAATCCTCGACGGAAACCGAATCGCTGAGAAGAGCCGCGAAGGTTCGCGATGTCGTGGCGCCGCTCGCCAGTGCATGCAAAGGTGAGGCATCGAACCCGGGAAGCGTTGCCAGGCTGGACAGGAAGGTGCTGTAGGACACCGCAGTGGCCGTGCCGCTTTGCGACAGCGGCACCAAGTCCGTTGGCGCCGGCGCCGTCCCTGACGGCAGGCCGCTGATCACGAAAGGGGTCGGCGCCGAGATGGTGCCGTTGGCAAGGGTGAGGTTACTGCCCACAGTGATGGAAAGCGGCGCGCTCGCGGCGCTGGTGCTGTTGCCCAGCAGACACCCGGGGGGCACGGAGATCGCTGGCTGTAAACCTGCCAGAAGCTGCGCGCGCGTGACCTTGCGGGTGTCTCCGCTTTGCGACGCCGCCAACTCGTCGGTGTCGGAGCTCGCAGTCGCCGCCTGCAACTGATCGATCGTGGGCATGCGGTCAGCTTTCGATGAAGAGGGGATTACCGGATTGGTCGACGAGGGAAGCACCGGTTTCGGTGACGAGTTCCGTGCCGATCGGCGGCTCCGTTGAGAGGGAGAGGCAGGGCAGCATCACAGTGCGCTGAAAGCTCCGCCCAGCGAGGGTGCCGATGGCGAGCGTCACGGCATAGGTCGTGCCGCTCTGCCCCGCGCTCAACCAAAGGATCGCCTGGCGGCCGTTGCTGGTGCTTGAGGCGAGGGTTAGGTCGCCTGCTGCGGCGGGGCTGATGGTGATGTTAAGGAATGCGATGCTGTCGCCTTCGTCACCCCAGATGGCCGGGGTGATATCATAAACATAGTCGAGCACATCGGCCGGGTCTTTGGTCGGCCAGGCGGCGGTGCTGCCGGGGGGCGTCGCCGGGCAGGCGCCGCGTGCCCGCGGCATGAAGCCGCTGATGGTGAGCGTGCGGGCTGCACTCGGCTTCCAGGAATGGACGGCGGGGGTTGCAGAGGCGGACATGTCAATACTCCAGCACAACGATGCCGGAAGCGCCCGAGCCGCCGGTGCCAGTGCTATTGTAGACGCCGCCGCCGCCCGAACCCGGAGCAAGGCCGTTGATGGCGGTGTTGGTATTGCCGCCTGCTGCCGTGGAGGCGCGGCCGCCGCCGCCCATCATGCTTGCGCCGCCATTACCACCGATGACCGTCGCTGCGTTCTGTCCGTCCGAGCCGCAGCCGCCATGGCCCGCGAGTTCGCCGCCGCTGCCCTGACCGCCAGCACCGCCATAGGTCGATTGGGCACTGAGGAACTGGCCGCCTTCGCCGCCGGTGGCGCTGCAGAAGCTGCCGAAGCTGGAGGTGCCGCCATTGCCGCCGGAAGCTCCAGTGGCGCCGCTGGGGCCGTTAGCCCCCGCATAACCGCCGGCGCCGCCTGCGCCGACCGTGATGGCGATCGTGCTCGCCGGCGTCACCGCGAAGGTGCCGCTCGCGAATCCGCCCGCGCCGCCGCCGGCCGCCGCGTATGTGCTATCCGATCCGCCGCCGCCGCCGCCGCCGCCAATGACGGTCGCCCGTATCAGGCTAACGCCGAGAGGTACGGTGAAGCTCGTGCTGGCTGCGTAGGCCACGCGGCGGGAGAAGCCGGGGGTCAGCGTCGGCAGCTTGAAGTTCACGAAGGGGGAGGCTGGGTGCACGGCGATATTGGCCGCCGTGATCGCGCTCTGTCCGTTATTGACGGTGATGAGGTAGAGGCCTGACCAGCCGGTATCGATCGCCGGTGCCGTTTCGGTCCCGGTATTGGCTGCGGTCCCGGCCTTCAGCTGCAGCTGCACCCGCTCGATCCGCTGCGTGTTCTGTGCGGTTCCAGAATTGCTCGGACCCGAATAGGGCTGGGCTGGATTGGCCGCATTGACATAGGGCAGCACCACAGGTGTGGTATCGGTTTCCGAGAAGGTCGCCTCGATGAGATAGATGACGCTTTCTCCCGGAGTCGCTGGGGGAGAGAGCGTGAAGGTCGTGGGCTGCAGATTGATGCCCATCTTCACGATTTGGTCGGTCGTATCGGCGGCCAAGGATCCGTAGGCCAGCGAATCCACAGGGCCGTATTGCGTAACGGACCCTGCGCCCACGGTCACGCTGAGAGAGGCGGGCGACGTTGGCTGGCAGGCGAGGCCGTCGACGATGGTCGTCGTGCCAAGCACAGCTTGCGCCAAAGAGCCCACCGCCACCATGGCGCTGCGGTTCTGAGTCAAGAAATCAGTGTCGAGCGGGATCGAGGCGGGATAGACGATCTGCCGGTCCATGAGGAGGTCCTAAAGGAAGGGATGCAAAGCGGTTCTATTAAGGCGCTGATTGCTCAAGGCTCCCACGGCAGTGACCGTCTCGCTCCGCCATCCGTCGTCAGAGGCGATAGCGATCGCGAGCAGATTGGTTGTTTCCGATGGGACGCTCAGTCTTGGTCGTTGCCTGTCAACTCTACCGGCGCATGACAGCGATGATGCCTGATCAATTGGACAGAGCGGTCCAGGCGATGGTCGCTGCCGGCATGCAGTCTGCAATGGTCGAATAGATTTGCGCGTCTGTGGTCTGGCCTTCAATCAGGCTAGCGCTACCGTATTGTAGGGAGCCGGTGTTCCAGCCGCCCAAGGCGAGGTTGGACGTGGGGGTGGCAGCAAGGCTGCCCCAGCCGCCGCTATTGGCTATGCCGCCGCCCGCCGGCCGATAGGCGGTGACGAAGCATTGAAAAGGCAACGAAAGGTTGCCCCAGCCGCCAATCGTGTTCCAGCCGAGCCCGATCGTGCCGAAGCCTCCGGTATCGGGTGGATAAGCAGGCTCGAACACCGCCGGCGTGCGGCCGGTGAGATTGGTGAGGGCGGCGATCAGCGCCCCCCGGGTCCCGCGCAGGGCTTGAAGATTTTGCCTGATGCGGGCGCTGAAGGCGGCGTCCGTCTCGCCCGTCTGGCGACTGAGGGCGGGCCCGCCGTAGTCACGGGCGATGAGGTCGAGCCAACCATCGGTCGCCGAAGCGATGCGGGTTTGCAGGCGGACATAAGTAAGAAGGCTGTAGGCCCAGGCCCAGGCACTGGCAAGGCCACTCAGCAGCCCGGTGAGGATCGGCGCCTCATCAGCAAACCACCCATTAGGCAACGCGGCAAGGAGCCGCGTTTGCATGTCGTTCTGATCTCCGGTCATAAAATGTCCTCAACCAATCGCCAGTGAGCCGATTTTGATGACCGTGGCGGGTGCCGCGGCGAGGTCGGCGGCGGCGCCTTGCAGGGTCAGGCCAGTGACGTTTGTGACCGCGGGGCTCGCGTCGTAGGCAAGTTGCGCGAGGCGCGTATAAGGCAGGCTAGCGCCGACTGGCAGCGTATTGACGAAGCTGGTGATGGCGGCATTGACGGCTGCAATGGCGGTGGCGCTGTTCGAGCCTGAGGCGATTGCGAGGGACATCGAAATGTTGGCGGGCAGGACCGTAGGTCCGTTAACGGCGAAGATGGAGCCGACGGGCCGCACTGCGTCCACTGCCGCCTGGATGGAGGTGAGCAGGGTGGCGGGGGGCGAGCCTGAGCCGTCATCGACCGTGACGACGAATTTTCCAGGCGTGTAGTCGCCGTTGCCGTCCGTATTCTCCTGCACCGTGCAGTTCACGCCCTGTTGAATGCTCGTCGCCGCATAGCTCACCGCCTGCACCGTTGCTCGGGTGCGGCTGTTGATGAAACCCTGGAACCGCAGACGAAAGGATGCGTCGGTCTCTGCATCAAGCCCGCCGGTCAGGGCGAGCGTATTGGTGACCGTGTCGATGCCTGGCAGTGCACTCGTGATAAGGCTGATGGTGCCGGCGAGGACATTGCCGGCGCTACCGGCCACCGTGGCTGTCACGGGAACGGCGACTGAGGCTACCCCGATGCCGAGCAGATAGCCGTTTTGGCTGACGTTCCAGGCCGGGTTGGTGGTGTCCGTCCCGACGATGAACTGGGTCGTGTTGTCACTCGTCGTCACGGTCGTGCCGGTGGGAACGAGGCCTGCCATCGTCGGCGTGTAGCGGCTGAAGGTGACGCTACCCTGCGCGGCGACGGCGGCCAGCCGTGTCATGCCGAAATCGGCACCGAAACTGTCGACATCCGAGCCGCTGCTGGTGGAAAGCCGTGTCGTCTGCAAGACGAGCAGGATGAGCCACTGCAGCCAAAGTCCCAGCGAGGCATTGGCTTCGAGGATCGCGCGCAGGACGGAACCAGTCGTAAAGTCGAGCAGTTGCGTAGCGCTGCCTTGCACGGCCGCGGCAGTCTGCTCCACGAGCGTGCTGAAGTTGCGCAGGAGAAGCTGCATGGCTGAAAATCCCGGAGTTGGCGTGAGACGGAGGCATGACCCACAGGCACGCTGCGCGGAGCGTCTACTCCGTCATGACGACGCCGACGGACTGGGTGGTTGCGTCGGTGGCGTCGGTATAGGTGATCTGCAGGGAGACGATGGTGCCTTGCGCCTGCACGTCGATGACAGGCGTCGGTGTCTGGGCGACGGCGCTCTCCAGGGAAATCTCGCTGCTGACCAGGCCAGCGATCGCCGATGGATTGACCGGCATGCCGATCATGGCCGGCAGGCCCGCGCCATAGGTGAGCTGCCATATATAGTCGCCGGCATTGGTGAGGAGACGGCGCAACACCCGCTGCTGCCCAAGTGCGCTGCCGGAGACGGCGGCAAGATCGCCGCTGACCGAGACCGCGAGGTCGCCGCCGAAGGTGTGGTTAATGTCGAACATGCTGGTTATGCCTGGGGTGTCGGTAGGCCGGTGGAGCCGGGCCCGTTCTGCACATCGGGATGGACGTGCTCATCGTAGATGGTTCGCAGGTTACCGAGCGTGCCATGGGCGCCGCCCTGGTCGGAAATATCGCCGCTGGCGACAAGGTTGCCGGTGAGCTGGATCGTGCCGGTCAGGTTCCAGACGGTCGCCTTGCCCTCGATACTGCCGTCATTGTGCAGTTTCAGACAGGATCCGGTCTGGTGGACCAGCCAAAGCTCGCCGGCTGGCGCCTGTGGTGGCTGGGCGGAGAGCGAGAACAACCCGCCGAGCACGATGCCATGTTCGGCCTGCCCTTCCTGGGCCAGCACCACGACCTGCTGGCCCGGAGAGACCGGGGCGACCATGCCCCAGCCCGCGCCCACCCAGTTGGCGGCGATGGGCAGCCAGCCGGTGAGCACGCCCTCAGGCTGCAGGGTCACCTTCGCGCAATAGGTCGACGGGTCAACAGACTGCACCGTCCCGCAGCGGACCTGGCCGGTGGCACCGCTCATCACGCCCGCCTGCGCGCGGATGGCGTTGAGCCAGGCTTCCATCATGAGACGTTCCGATCGGCGAAGGGGGATGCGGTCACGCCTGGAGAGGCGTGTTGACGGCTCGCACGGTCTGCACGAAGCCATTGCCGGCAGAGACCTGGCGCGTGATCTCATCGACCGAATAGGTCTGGTCGAACTCGGTGTTGGTGCCCTGCAGCAGCACCAGGCTGCGCGGCGCGAGATCGAGCTCGCCTGGCATCGTCGCCGTGATCACCCTCTCGTGCCGGCTGAGATCGCTCAGCGTCTGCGTGGCCAGCGTCATGGCCTGCTGCGGTGTCAGGTTGGGGCGGACCAGCACATAGGTTGTGGCCGATGCCG